ATGAGCGCCGAGCTCGAGCGCGTCACGCTGTGGGAAAAGGTGCAGTGGCACGATGCCGTGATGGCGACGGCAGGCTGCACCATGAGCTTCGCCCGCGTGGCCCGGTCGCTGTGGGGGTATTGGAACCCGACAGACGGCGTTGCCTGGCCGAGCCAAGAACGGCTTGCCCGCGAGCTCGGATTGAGCTTGCGCTGCGTCGGTGCCGCTATCGCATGGCTGGAACGAAACGGCTTCATTGTCGTGATCATTCGCGGCCGCTCCAATCGCTACGCGTTGAACTGGTCGGTGGCGACGGCGAACACCGGCAAAAGCGCGCCACGAATGCAGCACAACTCTGCCGATAGGACACAAGCAGAGTCTTGCTTGCTATCAGAGTCTACTGGGCTGAATCAGTCTAAAGATCAGAATCTAAGGGGGATGCACGCCGAAGGCGTGCCCCATGGGGGGCGTCGTCCTGTGGACAACGCAGCCCTCTCGGCTTCGCCATCCTCTCGTTGTGGTCGATCAGCCGAAGATGACGAGAGGCCAGAGCGAGCCGAACCGCATGAGCCGGGCTTCAAAGCGGGATCGAGCTGGCAGGAAACGCCAGAGCCCGAGGACGAACTGCCGAGCGTGCAGCTTGTGAAGAACCTGGGCGGAAAGCCTAGAGCGGGCACAAGAGAGCACAGCATCTGGCGGCTACAGCGAAGGTTCGAGGGCATCTGCCACAAGATCGGTGAGACGCCTTTCGAGCTATGGGAAATCTGCATCGACGAAGGGCTGGAAGACTTGCTCGAGATGCAGGCCGCCAACTCCAGCCAACTCGGCGCAACGCTGCTCGAATACGTCTGGCCCGGCTACCACGAGCGCGTCGATTTCTTTGAGCCGAGGGGCAATTGCTGATGACGACGAAGTTCGATGACCGAGCCTTTCGTGCAGCCCTGCAACGACGGATCGCGGGGGCGCTGGACGAGCAAGGCGCGGAGATGGCGGACCAGGCCAAGGCCGCCGTCGGGCGTGCGAACGCGGGCACGCCATCCCAGCCGGGCCAGCCGCCGCGCCTGGTGACAGGCCGCTTGCAGGCGAGCATCGCGCACGAGGTCGAGACCGACGCCAACAGTGTGACGCTGAGGGTCGGCTCCAGCGATCGCAAGGCGAAGCATCTCGAGGTCGGCACGTCTTCGATGGCGGCGAGGCCGTTCCTGAGACCGACCTTGCAGGAGACTATCAAGCGCCTGGTCGCGGCTGTTTCGGCAGCGACGGGGCGGCGCTCGTAGTGGTCCCAATGCCGGCGATTTGCTCTTGGGGGTGGGGCCGTAGTGGGGGCTGTCGGCTTCTCGCTCACAAAGGGCGGGGCCGGTGACGGCACGGAAAGCGACCCGATTCATCCAGTCTTTGCGGGTCCCTACTGGTGCCCTGGCAGGGAAAAAGCTGCGCCTGGCGCCTTACCAGAAGCAGTTTCTGCGGGGTTTCCTGACCAAGGGCGTCTCGATTGGCGTGCTTTCCGTGGCCAGGGGTGGCGGCAAGAGCGCTTTGACCGCTGGTGTTGCGCTTGGCCACCTCCTCGGCGAAATCGACCCTCAGCCGCGCCGTGAGTGCTTGATCGGCGCCAGAACCCGAGATCAAGGGCGGATCTGTTGGGACTACTGCGCCGGTCTGTCTTTGAGCCTTCCAGATGAGACGCGTAAGCGGCTGACCTTCCGGCGCGCGCCGAGGCTCGAAATCGAATACGAGGCCGAGGACGGGCCACACCTGATCCGGGTGCTCGCTGCCGACGGCAGGAACGCGTTGGGCACGTCGCCGTCGCTGGTGATCTGTGACGAGCGCGGACACTGGGAAACGGCCAAGGGCGACGAGCTTGAGCACGCGCTGGTCAGCGGTCTCGGCAAGAGGGGTGGGCGAATGGCGCTGATCAGCACCTCGGCATCGGACGACCAGCACGCTTTCAGCCGTTGGCTGGATGAGGAGGCGCCTGGCGTTTATCGGCAGGAGCACCGAGCCGACGAGGGGTGCGTCCCGGACGATATCGAGCAGATCCGCAAGGCGAACCCGGGCGCCGAGTTTCACGTTGGTGCTTCCCTCGAATGGCTCCAAGCGCAAGCCCGGCGAGCGGTAGAGCGCGGTGGTTCGACCCTGGCGGCGTGGCGCCTCTACAACCTCAACCAGAGAGTCGGCGCCGAGACGCGCGCCTTGCTGATCGCCTTTGACGAGTGGGCCCGGTGCGAGGTCACGGAGCTGCCGCCGCGGGCCGGCTCGGTTATCGTCGGCATCGACCTGGGCGGTAGCGCGTCCATGTCGGCATCAGCGTTTTACTGGCCACAGACGCACCGGCTCGAAGTGTTCGGCGCATTCCCGAGCAACCCGGGACTGGCGGCGCGGGGCGCGTCGGATGGCGTCGGCGGTCGGTATGTCGAGATGCACCAGCGGGGTGAGTTGGTGGTGGTTGGCGACCGGACGGTGCCGCCAGGGCCGTGGCTCAAATCAGTGGCCGAGCACGTGGCCGGCCAGCCGATCGCGAGCATCGTCTGTGACCGATACCGGCAGGCCGAAATGATTGAAGCGCTCACTGCGGCAGGCATCCGCGCGCCAACCACGTGGAGAGGCCAAGGCTGGAAGGATGGCGCCGAAGACGTCGAGCGGTTCCGCAAGAGCTGCTTCGACGGGCTGGTGAAGGCGCTGCCGTCGCTGCTGCTGCGATCGGCCTTCGCGGATGCCATCACTATTTCCGATCCGGCCGCCAACGCGAAATTGGCGAAAGGCCGCTCGACGGGCCGCATTGATGCCGCTGCCGCTGCCATTTTGGCCGTCGCCGAGGGCGCCCGGATCGCCGCACGGCCGGCACCCAAGCCGGCGCGCCTGGTGTTCCTTTGAGGCGCTACCATCGCCACAGCCGGGCAACCACGAGCTCGAAACGCTGGCGCGGGCTCCGGCTCCAGGCCCTTCGCCGCGACGGCTTCAAGTGCGTGAAGTGCGGCGCCGTGGGCAGGCTCGAGGTCGATCACGTGCTGCCGGTGCGCAGCCACCCCGAGCTGCGGTTCGAGCTCAGCAACCTGCAATCGCTGTGTCGTCGCTGCCACTCGGCAAAGACGGCGCGAGAAATCGGATTCAGAATCCCGAGCGAAGGTGCACAGCAATGGGCGATCGCGATCACGGAGCTTAGCGGCTCCAAGTAGAGGGTTTGCCAGTGCTCGAATCAGTCAAGATTTCCCGCCGCCAGAGCGAGATTCGCCAGAGCCTCGCCGAGCTCGCCGCCAAGGCCGAGCCGACCGAGGATGAAGTCCGCTCGATGGAAAAGCTCGACGGCGAATATCGCCAGAACGAGGTTCGCTTTCGTGCGGCGTTGATCGGCGAGGACTCCGAACGCCGCGACGCGGGCGCCGAGCTGGAGACCCGGGGCGATCGGCAGTGGTCGGACCTGGTGCAGCGTTTCGAGCTGCGCCAGGTGGCGCTCGCCTTGGACGAGGGCCGGGCCCTCGATGGCGCGACGGCCGAGATCGTGACCGAGCTGCGCAGCAAGGGCGGGTTCCGCGGCGTGCCCGTTCCCTGGGAAGCGCTGAGCCTCGAGCGACGGGCCGGCGAGACGGTCGCCTCGGGCGTGCCGAACCCGATCGCGACGGCACCGATCATCGACCGGCTTTTCGCCGACTCGGCCGCCATGCGCATGGGCGCGCAAATGATCAGCATCGCCCAAGGCGAAGCCGAGTATCCCGTCGCCACGAGCGGCGCCACGGTGGCTTGGCAGGCGACCGAGACCGGCGACGTCGGCGGGCCGAGCGTCTACGCGACGACGGATCGGCCGCTGGCGCCCAACCACACGTTGGGCGTGCAGATGCGCCTCACCCGCAAGTCGCTGAAGCAGAGCGGCGCCAGCCTCGAGCAGGCGGTGCGGCGAGACATGAACGGCGCGATGCAACAGGAAATCGACCGGGTGGTGTTCCTCGGCACCGGCGCGAGCGGGCAGCCTCTCGGCGTGGTCCAGGGTGCGAGCACTTACTCGATCACCGAGACTGCAATCGACGCCAATCCCGAGTGGGGTATTTTCCGAAAGGCGATCGTCCGGTTCATGCTGGCCAACGCCGTGAGCGCGCCGAACCAGGTGCGGGCGCTGATCCGGCCGGAAGTGTGGGACGACCTGGACGCCAAGATTGCCGCCGACGGGGCGCCGATCTGGGAATATGATCGAGTGCTGCGGGCGATGGGCGCCGGCAACATCACGCTTTCGAGCAATGCCCTGGCGGCGCCGGCGGGCGATCCGCTCGTCACCAAGGCCCTCTTGACGACCACGGTTGGCGGGGTGGCGCCGATCTTCGTCGGCTTGTGGGGCGCAATCGACCTGATCCGCGATCCTTTCAGCGACGCGCAATCGGGCGGCCTGCGGGTGACGGCGCTGGCCACGGTCGACGTGACGATCAGCCGGGTGGCTCAGCTTCAGGTGCTGACGGACATCGAGCGTTTTCCGACCACGCCGTGAGGCCGGCATGATCCTCTTTGGCGCCAGTGAAAGCGGGCTCGAGCTCCGGCGTGCTGCCGACGGCTCGACCCGGCTTTCGGGGCGTTTCCCTTATGGCAAGGTGGCGGTTCTGAGCGACGGCGGGCGCAACGGCCGGCCGAGGAAAGAGCAGTTCGGGCCGCGGGCGTTCGGCTACCGCGTCGAGATCCCGACCGAGGAAATTCACCTCCTGGTCGGCCACGACTTCGGGAAGCCCTTGGCCAGCCGCGGGGCCGGCACGCTCCTGCTCACCGACAGCGACGATGCGTTGACCTTCCAGGCGACGATTGCGCCGGCAATCGCCGAGACTTCGCACGGGCGCGATGCCCTGGCCATGATCGGCGCCGGGCTGGCTGTGGGGCTCTCGCCAGGCTTCAGGATGCCGCCGGCAAGGGCGGTGCCGCCTGAACAGGCCGAGCGGATCGAAGAAGAACCCGTGCGACCAGAACGCGGCGAGCATGGCGCGATTATTCGCACGATACTTGCGGCGTTACTTTACGAGCTCTCCATTGTGACCCGGCCTGCCTATGACGAGGCGCAGGTCGAGGCCCGAAACTGGTCGCCGCTGGCCGTCACGGGTGCGAGCCGAGCGGCAGCGGCGGCCAGGCATCGGCTGAGGTGGCGGCCATGATCTGGAACGGCGATCCGTGCGAGCACATCCTGCATTCGCTCGAGGAAGGCCAGCCCGAAGCCTGGCCGGCGATCCCGGGGCTCAGCGACGCCGCGGCCCTGGTCGACAAGGGGGCCGTCTGGCAGCGGCTCGAGGCATGGATTGACCGCCGATGGCCCGAGCGGCCGGCAACGTTCGTGGTCCAGGGCAACGGAATTGGCGCCTGGATGCCGACGCCGCGGCCATTCTCAGCGACCACGATCGAGGAATACATTGCGGACGGCTGGACGCTGATCCCTGACGCGAGCGGCGACCCCGGGCCCTTTGGGTGGGCGTTCCCGACTTCGGGTGTCTACAGGCTCACCGGCACCCTGGGCGACGATGACCTGCCAATCCCGCCGGCGGTGCTCGAGGCGGCCCGGCGCCTGGCCGAGTTCTTCGCGTCGACGCTGGCCGAGGACGCGGCGGCCTTCCACGTGTCCGAAAGGCTGGGCGATTATTCCCGCCACGGTCGCCCGGTCGACTGGCAGTCCAAGGGCTTGGTTCTGAGCGGCGCTGCGGACTTGCTCAGGCCCTGGAGGGATCTGCGTTGAAGTGGTGGCCGTGGCGTCGCGAGAAGGTCGAGAAGCGGGCTTCGGGCTCAGGCTACACGGCCGAGATCATGGCGGCCCGCGAGTCGTACATCTCCGGACGGCGCGGGCTCGGCGAGCTCACCGCCACGGTGCAGGGCTGTGTGTCGCTCTGGGAGGCTGCTCTGGCGTCGGCAGACGTGACCGGCACCGACATACTGACCCGCTCGACAATGGCGCTCCTGGCACGCTCAGCGGCTCTACGCGGCGAGTTCGTGGCCCTGATCCGCGACGATCGCCTGGTGCCGTGCTCCGACTGG